GGTAGGGAATTTCCAGCCAGCCACATTGACGGTTGTCGGCCGCATTGCTAACGTCGTTGAACGTTAGGCCGGCCCTGTCGATGGTGTCTGTGGCGATGCTGAAGCAGCACATGATCTGTGAGTCCGCCGTACCGATGTTCGCTCGGACGTCTTTCGGCCACACATAGCAGGATTCAATCTCCCAACCTCTGGTCAAATCGTTCGCCTCGTATTGGAATATCTGTTGATCAACGGCTAGGGCGTTGTCAACCATCGTGAATTCCCCACGCAACGATAGGAGACTCATTTCTTCACCAACCTATGAGCCTCTTTCACGCAGCGCTTGAAGCCGCCCTTTTTCCAAGTCCCATTCTTCTTCATGTGCTTCGATTTGCACCGTTTGAATGCCTTGCCATATCGTCGGTTGTATGAGTTGACCTTGCGTTTCTTGGGTGTGAGATCATCCATGCGGACCAGAGGCCGTCCTGCTCGGCGCCGAATGACCTCTCTCGCCCGAGAACTCGGGCTTTCATCCTCCTCGTCTTCGCGGGTGCTAATCCACATGATGAATTCCCAGAAGCCGGGTGGAACGACGACGGTCATTCTCTCCCCTCACTGCTGCGAGAGGGCAAGCGCCATCGCCGCTTCTTTCGTCAAGGTCTCGGAGACGCATTCCATGACCACGCTGACGGTGACGTCTTCTTGCCACCCAGTCGTCGCGGCGCCTCCGAGGTAGAGTTGCTCGACGCCGATGAGGTAGCCTTGGGTCCAATGCTGCGGACCCAAGTCTAGATCATTCGATATGATGGAGGGGAAAACGGTCCCGGTCGTTCCGAACGAATAGGCAGTCATCCGCCCACTGGCCACGACTGACTTATTGTCGCCAGTAACGACCATGTTAGATTGTGTCTGAGTGGTTAATTGAAAGTCAGCGCTGCAGGAGGTGCCATTCGTTGAGCCGGTGATTGAAGGCGTTCTGCCATCTATATCGGAGTATTGGACCGAGATATTGTGGATGCGTAGCACAGCCTTGCCCAGAGCGTCGACATAAGCACCGAGATCAATACTTGTCTCGTAGAAGTCTAGGTCGTTGTTGATGTTGATGGATTTCCTGATGAAGAAGGAATCTGTCTTGGCCATGGCATGTCGTCTAGATTCCGGTTTATGAACAATACGTCGCTTAGCTGCAGCCGGAGATGTTTGTAATCAGTCCCTACCGTTCCGGAATTCGGTTGACCCATGTTGCGGGAGGTCCGGCCAGTCTCGCCGTGTATCTTGTTATCCTATCACCGGATGCGTGCCTAGCCCAACCCCCGGGCTAGGAGGCAACGCCCGTCCGCGCATCGTAGCGGAATGGGGGTTTGTGTATAGTGATGTTCGGTGTTTCTGAGTCGACGAGGAGGGGATTTCCTGCAACATATTATATTTCCATACTCTTCGGCCTGTTCTATGAGGCCGACCTCTACCTACCGACATGCCAGCGACCTGACAGCCATCACCTCCTGCAGGGGTGATTGAATGGTCTACATCGTCACCATCGACGGAAAGCGATTCAGGGAGAAGAATAAGGATGAGGTGATTCTTCTATTGATGGCACATTGGAACGCTGGCACAGGGACTGCTGTCGCTGTGGAGTGGCCAGACAAATCCTATTCAGGATATGAGGGGTTTGAATGAGGCAATTGATCAGTGCTACTCTCACTGAGGATGCTGCAGCAGTGTGGGAATCATGGCCGAAGGGTTCCCGAAGCGCTCAGATGAGCACCCTGCTCACGGAATCATCCACTCTGCTCATCGAGAAGCAGGCCCTCTCAAGGCGAGTCGGACACTTTCAAGGGGTGATGGCATCCTATCGAACCAATCTTCTCCGATTTCTGCGCCTTGAACCCCCCTATGATCAACTCAACCGAGTAATCATGGAGGGTATGATAATTGAAATCAACGAGAACTGCTGGGGGACCGTGCATTACGACCCCGGACTAGAATATCAGGACGAGACATCCTGACCCTTTCCTTTGATGATGTGGAGGATGGTGGCCATCGGCTTCATCTTCTTCGGTCTGAGTACGACCATGTAATTCCAGAGCCTCGATGGTGAGACTGTATCATCCGAAGTGGAGTAGCAGTTGAGGTAGAGGGCGGACACAACGATCGTTTGTGGGTCGAGCACGAATGGAATGGGCCCCCACGTCCGGGCCTGCATGTAATCAGCCACTGCAGAAGCCCGGAGTTGGTAGGGAATTTCCAGCCAGCCACATTGACGGTTGTCGGCCGCATTGCTAACGTCGTTGAACGTTAGGCCGGCCCTGTCGATGGTGTCTGTGGCGATGCTGAAGCAGCACATGATCTGTGAGTCCGCCGTACCGATGTTCGCTC